ATCGGTAACTACTATATCTAATTCTTCATAAGCATCTTTGGCCTCACCGATACCTTTTGAATAATCATCCATAGTCATAGTAAGGCCTTTTAAGCCCTTTTCCATTGTTTCAACGGATGTTCCGGATATATCAGCAGCATAGGATAATGCAGATAATTCTTCTACTGCTACCCCGGTACGAAGGCTCATCTTATCGAATTTATCCCCTACGGCTGCAGTTTTCATAACTATTGCACCTAATGCAGCTACAACCATACCACCTGCAACGGTCATAGTTTTTCCGATCTTCCCAATTTTAGCAGAAAATCCTTCTACCTGTCCGCCAGCCTGGCCTAAAGCCCCTTTTAATTGTGAGGCATCACCTGTAATATTAACCTTTAATTCTTCGGCCAATTATATATCCACCCCCATCTGATTCAATTTATGTTTAAAAAGTTCAATAGCGCCCTTCATTATTTCTTCTAAATCATCCATAGGGATTGACATGATGCTCTCATAACTCCAACCATAGGTAAAAGCAAGCACCTTTACTATTTTTTGCCAACCCCCAGCTTGAAATATGTTTTGAGTCCTGTGAGATCCATTATTTTATCTTGTACTATTTCAAATTTATCAACCGTTACCATTTTATCCCATGATTCAATTGTTAGATTTGCTTCCGGATTACATTTATTTATTGCTTCTGATAATATGAATGAAGTTCTATCATAATTATCTTTTATTAATTTTTTGGTTTTTTCTGAATCAAGTTTTCTCAATAGGCCTTTACATTCATCCATATTTAAAAGATAAAGATTATATTCCTTCTTTCCGATCTTAACCTTACTCATTTTATTATCCTTTCTTATTTTTTAATAATCTGCTGTGGCATTTCTTAAAGTAAACTTATGAGAAAAATCTTCGGCTTCGCAATATTTCGCTTTTCCGGTAACTGCTACGCTTATCCTACCACTTCCCGGGTTGCTTATCGGATAAGTCGAATATCTGAATTTCGGGAAATATAAAGTAAAGGTATTTTGAAAAGTTACATCCCCAACTATATTGGCCCCGGTAAATACAATCTGTAATTTCTGTTCTGTTCCGGCTACAAATATATCATACTCGGCCTGATCCACAAAATCAGTTACAAAATTAACCGTTACTTCTCTCGGTCCGCTTCGGTAGAATTTTCTGATTATATCGGTATTATTTAGGGATGGGATTCCAACTAATTTATTATCAATAGTAATATCAAAACTTTCAAGTATATTAGTTACATCTCCACCGGCTACTCCACCGATATATACTACTGCCTGGGACCATACGAATGGATTCGTAGTCGGGAAGGCTACCGCCGTTTTGGCTATCCGGTTTACATCTTTAGCTAATATTCCGGCTACTGCGGTTAGTATCTTTTGATCAGCCCCAAATTTTAAATTAAGGGTATTTACTACTGCACCAATGAATTGGAAGGCTTCGGCTGCTGCCTGATCTCTATGTACTTCGATAGTATAGGGATATAAAGGACATCTTTTCGTACCATCACCATCTTCAAAATCATCCTGTGATGGGGTAAAGACATGATCCTTTGCGGTTGCGGCTGCTGCTCCTGCTGTATCTACTCTACGGACATCGTCAATCCAAATAGTGCATTCGCCTAAATCTACATTCATTTCTAATCCTATACTTATTACGGCATCTTCTGTCGCCCCACCTGTTATAGTTAAAGTTACTTCTTTCCATTCTCCGGCTGTCAAGGCATCAATATCAATAACATCTGCCGGGGTCGCGCAAGCTGCATCTTCTGCGATTAGAAAAGTTAGATCACCTAAATTAGTATTAACAGAAGATTTAATCCATAGTATAACCTCGTCATCATCACTCATATCAACAGCGCCAAAATCTTCGGTAGCGATTTTATCCCCTGCACCTACTCCTGCCGGTACAGATATTTTAACTGATCCGGATCCTGTCTTATAATCTTCATTATCTAATACGCAAATACATCCGGCACTTGATACCCAGTTATCTTCGCAATCTTCTAATACAACTACTGACCTGGCCGCCCATCCTGTAACCGGATCCCAGATAACGGATCTTAATATATCTCCAAAATTATCCGGATGCACTTCTAACTCTACCGGACCACCGAAGGTTTTTAATCCCTGGTAGGAATGCGGTTCGTCTAATACCCTTCTATGGGCATTTGAAAGTATTTCCTCAATATTCTGAATTATCGCCTCATTATTCATAGTCCATACTTTAGTTGCCGGCGCGGCTACTGTTCCCCAGGTTGTTTCCTTTTTATAGGCTATATGGCCTCTTTCTGCTTGTGTCATAATTTATCATCTCCTTTCTTTTACGGATTATATCCGCTGAATATATCTAACTATGGTAACAGATACCCGGAGCAATGTATCGCCTTTTGCTCCGAAGGTAAATTTAGATTCCCCTATTTCTCCCTGATAACTATCACCACCTAAAGGTCCCACTGCCAGCTTTATGTCATCCCTTAAAGCCGTTCTTATAGATTCCGTTAAAGTTACAATCTGTCGGGTATTTGCTGCCGTATCTGCATATTTAACATAAGCAACTATCTCAACAGCATATTGTTCATCCCTGACTGATAACCTGGCTATTACCGGAAAATTCTCATCCAATAAAGAAGGGACTCCTACGCAAATAACCGGATAGGCACTATAACTCATCTGATCACCTTCGTATATCCCTTTGCAATTAGTATAATCTGCAGCCGGTGTAATGGCTGCCCTTAATATGGCTATTACTTTGGTTATGGTAGTTTGTAGGCTCATAAACTTAAAACTCCTGCTATTAATATACAAAAGCCTATAAATAAGATTATACCAAAAAATATTATATGCATCCAGCTAATTTCAATTACGGTTTTGCCACCTATCTCAACTTTTATTTTCAAAATAATCACCCCTTAAAATATCTTCGTAAATCCCTTAAAAGAATCACCCATCGCATCAGTTAAGCCTTTATGTAATATCCTCTTAATTTCTGCCTTGTTATTATCTAAAGCCGGCTTTAAAAAGGGATATTTCTTTTCAAGTGCCGGCGCATATTCAACTATAGTTCCTACTTCTGCATTTGCGTAAGTTAACCGGGTAGTGATAGAAGCCCGGCATCTGCCGGTATCAACATGGACTAACATTTTAGCGCCTCTCTCAACTAATAGCCCAGCCTTATATAAAGCCTTATCTATTTTATCCTGGATCTTCTTCCCGGATGCTTTAAATTTATCTGCAAGTTCTTTTCCGTTAATTATCTCGGTTTTAAACTTCATTACATATCATCCTCAATTAAAAATAAATATATATACTGCAAATACTAAAGTTATCCCGAATATCAAAGTGCTTATTACAAAGACAGCCCCACAAAATGACTCAAGAAAACGATACTTTTTTCTTTCAGTTATGTCCTTGCCTTTGAAATTAAAACTATTAAAGTATTCGCTTATCTCATTCATTATTATCATTAATGGTATTGTATAAGCAAACAATATTAAACATCTATTCATAATTAGGCCACCTCACTTAAATAAACTTGATAAAAAGTACCCCATTTTTTAGGCTGTAATCTAACTATATATTCATCTGCTCCATCAACTATTTTATAACCTACTTTAATATCTTCAGTAGCCCAGCAAAACATTTGATGAGTTATGGTAAACCGAAGATTCATACTTCCAAAAGCCAAGGTATCTCCCGGGCTGGTTGGCGGTATGCAACATTTAACCGAAGTAGAAACATTACCCCAAGCCTCAACTGCATTACCAGTCGAAGATCCCTTCTTTTGGCTTGTTACCGTCTTTGTAAAAAAGCGATCTATGCTCATTATTCCCCCACGTTAATATAAGTGCTTAAATCATTCTTTATTTTATCTATAATCTCGGCTTTATTATCAAAAAAGGTTATACTGTAAGGCCCCAGCTTCTCGGATTTTACATCCTTATTCTTATCATAGGCCATTTTAACTAATTCCAAACATTTAGCTTCTATATCATCCGGAATAGTTATATATCCGGCATAATAAGTTATTCTTATATTCATGTGGCCTTCTGAAAATCCGGCGTTATAATAGATATGATCCTCGTTTACTTCGCAATGAGATAAGATCACGTTATCATCAATGGCATCATCCACGATAACCTCATCAAAGGTTATAACGTGCTGGGTAACTATACCATTTATGGTTTGTAATCCGCTGTTATATTCAGAGTTTTGGACTAATACTTCGTTGCCATCTGCAAAACCATCTTTCACAAAGCTACCACCATCATTCCGGGTTAATGTCTTTGCGGCTGCATCCCAGACTAGATTATCGAGGTTTACGGCCAGGACAGGATATTGATTAAAATATAATATTTCCTGACCGTTCCCCGAATGTCTTTCTTTTGTATATAACCGGATTTTAAATTTTCTATATAAAGCATTCTCAATTATATCGGAAGCCCGGTTTATTAAGGTTTCAACATAAGCATCAACAGCCGCGCCATCAGCGGTTAATCCTAAATATGTATTAGCATTTGCCAAAGTCGTTAATGCGTATTGATCTAATACTGTAGCCACCTAATCACCTTCTTTAATTTCCTCTTTTTGTTTCTCTCCTAAAACAAACCAACTAAATAAATTAAAATGCTGCTGTGTTAATTTTTCCTCTGTATTTAATTTTTCTAAAGCTGCAACGATTATTCCCTTCGCTATATCTCCGAAAACAATTTCTTTATCTTCTACTTTATCCCAACCAAGTGTAGCCTGAACACCCCCGGACAACATATCATCAATTACCCCGGCCGCTTTACTTTCTTCTTCTGATGGGGCTAATTCCATCTGTAATTCTCTAACGATCTTTAATGTTGTATAGCTACCCTCTGCAGGTAATAGTGATAAACAAACCAGCCTATCAAATAGCCCCAATTTTAACTTAAAAGGCTCATCGGCTGTAAAGGCTACCATACTCATTAACATTACAAAAACTAATATCAACGCGATTATATTCAGTCTACGATTTAACATTTTCTTTACTCCTTTAAATTTTGATTGCCGGGTTAACCTATACACCCGGCAAGGTTTTTAATTTTATGGTGCATCGTAATGTAGTTTCACCATTTATATAACATTTTATACTATAATCACCATTACCAGCAGCATTAAATGCTTCTACCGGTTGCACTATTGCAGGATCAAATACCAGGAAGTAAGTAGAAACATCGCCCCCAGATCTAAAGGTTAAAATCCCGTCTTGAAGGAAATGGGATCTCATCGAGATATAATCTCGAGTTCCGCCGGCGGTTTGTGCTGCAGTTTCTAAATGTATACAACTTATAGCATTAACAGTAGCGGGAACATCATCTAAATAACAACCATAGGCGGCTACTCTATTAATTGTAGCCCCTGTCATTGTACCGGTATAGACATTAACTCCGTACAATGTCTGTGTATTAGCATCTGCATCCATATCAATACCGATTCCGTTTGATTCGGCTTGCGCTCCGGTCTTTACACCATTATTATCATAATTAACATGAAGGCCACGCCCTATAATTCCTGCCCCTGCAATTTCATCAGCAACGATTATATCAACTGAATCATCAGTAGCAGCCCCGGTTAATGTATTTGTAACGGATATAGCGGTATCTCCACAAGTAGAAACTATCGGATATTGGGTTGTATATGATCCCTCTGCTTCTGATAAAGGAATCCACCATTTTGTTGTATCTATCTGGATTTTCAAAGTATTATCATACCAAACTTTAGTGGTTGCATCGGATAAACCAACGATATGCCAAAGAAGTCCGTAGAGATCAAAATCATGGGTTGCATTATCCGAGGTTTCATACCTTTCAAAAGCATAATTGAACGCCGTACTATCAATTAATTCTGCATCGTCAGGTACACTAAAATAACTATGAACGTTATAGTAACTTCCCCCGCTTGATGCTGCTGCCTGCATATTCATTTCGCTGCATATTGGTGCGGCCATTCCACCACCGGCTGATCCGGTTGCCGAATAGGTAATTACTCCAACAA